TACGTAAGACTGATACATCATAATCATTTCAATATCAGAAGATTCGGAAAGAGTTAAAACATCTTCTAGATTAATAATGAACATATCTTCTTTGGTTGTTTTTAACCAAGGTTCTATTTTATATCCGACTATTCCCACTCTACTTTTTATTTCAGTCACAGTGATTGGATTGGAAACTATTAGCATTGTTCTGTCATCCTCTTCAGAAGCAGCAACCTTTGCAAAGATTTCTTCACCTGTTTTTAATTTTAGAGTGGCATAAAAGTCTTCTTCTATCATTTTTTCTTAAGTTGAATTGTAATTATTTCATAGTTAAAGTTCTCTTCATTGTATATTTTAATTCTTTCTATGAGATGATTTAATGTATAATTTTTTCTTGAGTTATAAGTGCAGTCATCTGCAATATCATAAAGTGTTGCTTTTACTTTGTCTTTTCCTTTTCTAAGAACTCGTCCAATACTTTGAAGATTTCTGACTCTGGATTTGCTTGGTGAGGCGAAGATAACGTTATGGAGATTTTTGATATTGATGCCAGTAGAGAAAGTTCCATAGGAAGCAACAATGACAGCATTATTTTCTCTTTCTGTAATTTCTCTGACTAATTCTCTCTCTTCAGCATCAACACCACCATGAACAAAAAATACTTTCCTATCATCTTGCTTTTGATTATTTATCTTGTCATATAATATTGCACCGTGAGATTCAACTCTACTAAACAAGACAAGAGTATTTCCTTTTAGATCTAAGGTTAGATTTGTTATAAACTTATTTCTTTGATCGTGAGAGATTAAGTACTGTATCTCATCCTCATAAGTTTCAAACTTTTGTGGTGTGTGTTTAAGAACTAGACACTGAATATCAAGTTGGGAAAGATGTCCCTGTCTCATCAACTCATCAGTTCTTGTTACTTTATAAGATGGTCCAAACAATCCTTCCAGGACCCATTTGTGAGTTTGAGTTCCATCTAATGTTCCTGTAAAACCAAAACGATACTTTGCGTGATGAAGTTTTGTCATTATTTCTATCAATGACTTGCTCTTGAATAAATGAGCTTCATCACCTATAATAACGCTATAATCTTCGAAAAATATTCTATCCAGTTTATATACAGATTGCCAAGTAGTAATTGTGACTGGATATTCATTTGTTTTTTCTCTACCAGAATAGATACGGTGGCAATATGAATCAGCATCCCAACCATAATCAAGGAAATCCTTGTACATCTGTTCTACAAGAGATGTCGTTGGAACAACTAAAAGAATTTTTTGCCCTCTATCCACATAATATCTTACGAGGGAATAAATCATCAGTGATTTGCCAGATGCAGTGGGGCTTATCAATAGTTTTCTGTTATGTCTTAGAGCATCATATACTCCCTCAATTTGATACTGGCGAGGAGTGTGGGAACAAATAGACTGCATATATCCCTTAACACCTTCCATTGAGATTTCTTCATTGATCTCAAATGGGATGCCGTAAAATTTATTTTCTTCAAACTTATAAGTGTATCCATATTGCTTACAGAAGGATACGATCTTATCTAAGAGACCCACATAAATTTGCTTGGATCTCATATCAAATAAATGAATTTCCCCATTCCAATTCCTTCCACGGTACTGGGGCATAAACTTTGCATTAGGAACCTCAAACTTAAAGTGGTCTCTAAGTTCATATTCAATGTGAGGTTCCGTATTGATTTTTAAAAATACTTCGTTGGACTTTGAAATAACAAGATTTGCCGTAGTGTCAATCACATATATCCATTCATCTTTAGGTATTTATTTACCCGAGTCCAGCGTTAAATCTCATAAACTCAATAGCATTTTTAATTTGATATGTTCTATTTTGAATCATCTTTAAAATGCTCTCAATGTATACTAGCATTGTATCGTAGTAATCTATCTTCAAGCAGACTGTAGAGAGTTTTTCATCTGCATCCAAATACTTTTGCATAGTGTCTTTATCCCTGATTTTTTTAGGGAATGGATTCTCCACATAAACATCAGGATCTGCTTTTCCGGAATAGTACTCATATCTTTCGTGCCTAATATTTCTTTTTTGTTGTTCTGCCTTCTTTCTCAAAAGAAAAATTGTATTGTATAAATCAAAATACTTTGCGTGTAGAACTGGAATATTTAAAGATTCTGTGTGTAAATTATCTGGATCTACTTTAGAATCTTTCTCCCACATTTCTTGAATCTTATCAAGATCAATTGTCATAAAGGATTGCCACTCAAATCAGATATATTATAGACAGTATACTTGAAACTAACATCTGCTGTAAAGTATTGAATGTCCGTATCCGTAGAATCAAATACTACAGTAGACAGAGAATATGGAAACAAGTCTTTAAAATTAACTTGAAATTTTGGAACTAATGAACTTGATAAAATCTGAAGAGTTCCATCTGAATAAATGTTTGCGCCTCTTTGGGAATAGTATGTATCATATGTCACTCCCTGTTTATCTAAATCAGAAAATTGACTGAGTTTCTCTGGATATCCAAGTCCTCTTATCCAATTTTGGATTTCCATATAATTTTCTAAGTTTTCATCAACCAAAAATCTTAAGTTAAGATCGCCAAAGACTATCTTATCTCCTGGAATATCAATATCCTTTAGATAAGTTGGTTGATTAGCAATGCCCAAATTTAATTCTGGTATATTTGCTTGATTGCAAAAGAAAGAAACCTTTGGAGTTCTTGTTAAAGTAAATTTAAATCCAGTTGGTGATAAAAAATTTCTATTTTCTATCTGACTATTTCTTGCCATCTTTTTTTAAATATTTAGATAAAAAAAGAGGGTCCCGAAGGACCCTCTGAATGAACTGTTTGTGATTGGATCACATTAAATTTTTCACAGCAACTCTTCTGTAGTAACGGTTTGCGTTAAGGTTGAGAGCGCCAAGTGCCTGGTTTGTACCTTCAGCGAATGGGTTAGCAACAAGACCATAACGGGTCTTAAAGCCAATCTTAGGCTGGAAGCTTTCCTCACCAACTGCACGTACCATCTGGAGAGGTACATATGGGCAGTAGAAGAGGCCAGCGTCATAAGGTGAAGAACCCTTATAACCAACAACGTAGTACTGGTTGCCGGGAGTTCCGTTCGATGATGTGAGGTTAGCAGAATAAGGATCGATATAAACACGATACTTACCTTGCAGAACACCAGCGAAGGTGTTACCAGTGTCGTCAACGTTGAGGTTAGCGTTGAGTGCAGGGGTGTAGTCGAGAACACCAGCCATGGTCAGTGCTGAAGCAACGTCAGCAGAGCACATGATGATGTTGCCCTTTCCGCGACGAGTTCTTTGTGCGATTGCGTTAGCGTCGCGCTCGATTTGGAACAGGAGACCCTTGAACTTCTCAACAGACCAACGACCATTGGAGTCGGTATCAAGGTCAAATACACCAGCAGTTGCAGTGTTTTGTGCAGCACCTTGCTCAGCAACCTTATAGATGGTTCTGATAACTTCGCGGTTGATTTCAGCAAGAATCTCAGTTGAGAGAATGTTTGCTAATTCCGCTTCAGCATTCAGACCGTGGATTGCCTTGAGGTCCTGAGCAAGCTCTAATGAGTACTCAGCTTTCAGTGCTCTTGACTTTGCAGTAACGGTGACTTTCTCGATAGAGAATGCCATCTCGTTAAAGTAGTTGCCAGCTGCATCGCCAAGTGCTTCAGCGTTGCCAGTTGACATACCCTGACCAACGTTATATGGTGAGGGATTGGTGGTAGCAGTACCAACTGGGTTTAGAACTTCAGGGTTGCTTCCACTCTGTGAAGTAGTACCGAAACCAACAGCAGGATCACTAAATCCAGCGGAAAGGTTACGGCTATTATTCTGTCCAGAGAATGCAGTATCTGCCTCATTGAAGAATGCCTCAGTTCCACTCTGATTGGTGTAACGTGAGCGCATTGCAAAAATGAGTCCAGTAGGACCACTCATGGTTGAACGCCAGCGAGGTCATAAGCGACCAAGTTTGGCATTGAACGACGGATGAGTGAAATTAGGACAGGATCGAAACCTGCAGTGGGACCAGCAGCGGTTGAACTACCACTGAAACCACCGGTTCCAGCTGAGTTAGTTGGTGATGCCTCTGAAA